GTTGCTCTAAAAATTATACAAAAGTGCTAACTCTGGATTTAAAAACCATATTTTATCATTTTTGTTTGTTTCATTATAATATCTCATAATAAATTCTTGTAATATACATAACTCTATTTGAACAATGCCTTTTGTATTCTCTTTACTATACTTTTCATTTCCAATAATTCTATTTAAAAGATCAATTGTTTTTGCTTTACCTGCTTCATCACATCTTGCACCAGAATGTCTTTTCATTAATATATCTCTAACTTTAAATACATAATAATTACTTTTAGTATCATAACCAATAAAACCTACTAAATTATTGAAATCATTCATATTTATAGAATAAGTATCTTTAAATATTTTACTAACTTCTCTCTCATCTTCTGGTTCTCCTTCCTTCCACACATTTTTATTTTCATCGTAAATTAATATTTTTCTAACATTTTGATCAAATAAAATAATTGCTGTTATTTTACTATCTCCTCTAATTATTTTTTTCATAAAGTACTTTTTAACAAGACCTTCAAATGTTAATTCATCTATTACTGTTTTTGTAAATAAGTATTTTAATAATTCATATTTATCATGAAATAATAAAGAATCAATTATATGTTCTACTAGAAAATCAAATAAAAGATGAATAGGAAATTTATCTTCACTCATTTTTCTAATAATTATACCGCAGTGTTTATACCAATTATCGTCTCCTCTTGGTACTGTTTTATTTTGTTTAGTAAACTCTCTTGCTATATCAAAATTATCTTCTAAATCTTGCAATATTTTTTCACCAATTCTATTTGCTCTTTTAATTGCCTTTTCAATTACATCTTTTTTTCTCTCTTTTTCTTCCTTTTCATTTGTTTCTTCTTTCTTTTCTTCCTTTTCATTTGTTTCTTCTTTCTTTTCTTGTTCTTTTTCAATATTATCTATATTATCTATATTATCTAACTTATTACCCTTATCTTTTTTAATTTCAAATTGAATCTTATCGTGTTTATAATCTATAGGAACAGATCTATCAAAAAGAGAAATATTTTTAAAAGATAATTCACTTGGTTGAAATAAATAATATTCATCAATGTTTATTAAATTTCCTACACGATCATATTTATCTATTATAAATTCATTTCTATCTTCTATCATCTGTGTTAATGCTGCATATATCTGTACCAATGGATAAGGTTTTGGTATATTTATTTTATTTATTAATGATTTTTTTTTATAAAAAAAACTTTCTTTAAAAAGCATTTTAATTTTTTGAATTATTTTTTCAGAATTCAGTAAAATAAAAGATTCATTATATGTATCTTCATTCAATTCTGAGTTAATAATTTTATTTGGCTTACAATCATAATAACAATTAGCCATATAATCACACGTTGAAGAAAAAGGTTGATCACCAACTTTAAAATCTTCTATAGTGTTTCCATCTGATAAAACTTGTAATACTTTTTCATTTAATAAATTAGAAATATTTTCTTGTGTAAAATTCGTTTGATCATGATGAATAATACAATCTACTGCTGTTTCTTTCAATATACGACTTACTTTACCAATTTGAATCGCTTTTAATTCAGCGCTACGATAAACATATAAATCTGCCGCTTCTTGTTTATTTTTATCTAAAATAGTACCATACATAAATATTTGTACATTTCTTTTTTCAAAAGGTAAATCTTTATGACTAAAATTACGAACTGCTCTTCCAATAATTTGTTCAATACGATTTATATTATACCAAGGTTCTAATATATGTACTTGACGAATAAATTTAAAATCTAATCCTTCAGCACCTGCTTTAGAAATCAATATAACTTTTATTTTATTTCCATTTTTATTTTCTTCTGATGTTAAAGCTTTCATTTCAAAATCATTATTAGGAGAGATTCTAGTATCTCCTGTAATCATAGAATAACGCATATTAACCGTTAGTTTATTATTACTCTTTGGTGGAGCATTTTTGAAAAAAGAGTTTGTTCTGTCACCAAAACGAGTAAATCCAACTTCTTCTAATGCTAATGCAATAGGAATTAATCCTGCATCAATATACTCAGAATATATCAAAATTAAACCTTCGCTTTTTAATACATTTTCTATAATATTTTTGATTTTACTACTATACTTACCAATTTCATTAAGAGAGAAAATACGTCCGTATTTTTTCAATGTATTTGCTCTATAATCAAAAGAACCTTTTTCAGGTGGCGAAATTACATCTACATAACTCATTATTCTAGACAAACCTTTTTTTCCAGTTATTTCACTCGGATCTATTCCTAATGTATTATTCTCTCCACCTTTTATTTCCACAGATGTATCTTGTCCTTCTTCTTCCTCATACTCTATTACTCCTTCTTTTTCTTCTTCTTCTTCTAAAGAATCAATTTCTTTTACTTTTTCTTTTAAATCATCTATTGGATAAACAATATTTAATGCTTCCATAGGAACACGTAATAAAGTATAACCAAAAGATTCCATATTTTCAAAAGTAGGCATAATTCTCTCTACACCTTTTTTTGTAGTCACAACAAACTTCTTTTTTTTCAAATAATAAATAATATATTTATATCCCAATGATTGATAATTTCCTATATTTACTAAAAAAACATCTAAAATATTTAAAGATCTTTCTTTTTTTATTTCTTTTCCATTCATCTGAAATAAAGGATAATTTATATTTTTAAAAGTATATTCAGGAGAGAAATCTTTTGGATATACTCTATATGGAAATGTATAAGGATTCTCTCCACGAATAAAAGATATATATCCAGTTGCTTTACGAATTAATAATTCTTTACCAGTTTCTTTTATATTACCGTCTTTATCAAATATGTCTTTAATTTGTACTGTTGCACGTCTATCATTAATATTCATTAAATTTAATAACCATATGATTTCTTTATAACTATTATACATTGGAGTAGCAGATAGTAACAATAATCTCATATTATCTACATATTTGACTAATTGCATTAAATGAAGAGCTACTTTTTTATTTTCATTATCTTCTGTCATACGAATGTTATGCACTTCATCAATTACTATTAAACGATCATTAAATTCATTTTTAAAATTTTTAATCATTTTCATATTTTTTTCTTTTGTTGTCTTGTATGATTCGGATTCAACATTTGCTACACGAATAATATAATTTGCAAATTTATCATAACCTAAAAATAAATAAGAAGCATTAATCAAATGATTTATTTGACTAATCATTTTCTCTCTAGAAATACCTTTTAGATCAGTAGGATTTATTTCTTTTATTAATTTATTTCCAATACACCCTTTTATACTCCATAATCCATTCACTTGTTTTAATTTTCTCTCATCAAATAACTGTAAACGAAAATTATCTTGAACAATAGGAGATGCAACAATAATAATTTGTTTAGATATTCCTAATTGTTTCATATAGTTACGCATTTCTTCGCATACACCTATTGCAGAACAAGTTTTACCTGTTCCTAAACCATGGTATAATAATAAACTATTATAAGGCGTTTGAAAGGATAAGAAATTCTTTACAAAAGCTTGATGAGGTTGCAATTCAAAATCAGCTTTACTTAATAATTCTGAATGAGTTTTAATATCATACACATTGCCATCATATTTTGTATCATTAAACTCTTTTTTTTCTGCAATTTTAATGTTAAAAGATGGATCATCTAATAATGGATATAAAATAGGATTTTCTTTATTTTCTTCTTTTTTATTTTCTAATTCCATATGTTGCAATAATTCTTTTTTCAGTAAAAAAGCATTACATTCCTTTGAAAAATTTAATTTATTACAACTATTCATTACATATAATTTTTTTAATTCTTCTTGATCTTTCTTAAATGTATCAACTATTTTTATTTTTTTTTTAGTTATGGGAATCATTTCTTCCATATTATTTTTAATGCTATTGATTATAGGAGATGATTTATTAACAACATCATCAATAACTTCCATTGTTTTAGAAACAGGAATAATTTTTTCTATTTGAGATTCAATATTATTTATTATAGATGACGATTTCTCTAGTAATGTATTCCCAGTTGATTTTGATTTTATATTATCTTCTTCTTTAAAAGGACTAGTAGTTGATACTGAAGAAGAAATTGGAAAATTAGTAGGCGTTTTAATTGGAAGAACTCCTGTAGTAGAAGATATAGTAGGAGATAAATCTATATGTTTTTTAATATTATCTATCACAGACTTATTTGACATATACTTATATATTGTTAATATAATCTATATTCTTGTAATACTTTATAAATATTAGAAATTAATTTTTTTTTCTCTAAATTGTATGGTCGTATAGAAGTTAAACATTCATCTAAATTTTTCCATTCCATTTTACTTACCTCTGTTTTTTGATAATCTTGCATATTATTTTCACTTGTTTCATAGATATCTTCATTTAAACAACCTAAAAAATATTTATGTTTATAAGATTTATAATTTGTTCCAATAAAGATTTCTTCAAAAGGAAGTATATTTTCAATAATATTTACATTTTTTCTCATAATTCCAGTTTCTTCTTCAAACTCTCTTAATGCACAATCTAAATCTTTTTCTTGATAATTGCGTCTTCCTTTAGGAAATTCCCATTCTGTTTCTGACCAATTAGAATTGCTTGATTTTATTAAATTTTCTAATGTAATTTTTTCGTTATTAATAATGATTCCATTTTTTATACTATCAAACTTTTTATTAGAGGTTGATTCTTCATTTCTATATTGAATATTAGATGTATTTCCCCACATCATTTTCCATAAATTATCAAATTTTTCGTTCATTATTCTTTCTTTTTCAGTAGTAGACATTTCATTAATAATGTCTTGTAATTGTTCAATGTTATATGGTGAATATTTTCCTCTTATAAAATCTATATACCCGAAACTATCTTTTCTACGAATCATTAAAAATTGTAATCCTTTATCACTAGAACGAAATAAAATAATACCGTAACTAGTGATAGGTAATTTACATTGATGAAATAAATGTCCTTGTTTCCCACAATTATTACATAAATTATTTTTATTCATTTCAGAATTTATTCTTAAATTAAATAGTTATGTTTAATTAGATATCTTTTTATATTATTTTACTGTAATGACTTTAGATCCAAAAGTATGGGGACCACATTTTTGGTTTTTTTTACATACTATTTCTATGACATATCCACATTATCCTAATGCTGTAACCAAAAAAAAATATTATGATTTTGTACAAAATATTCCACTCTTTCTTCCAATTGAAAATATATCATCTGAATTTAGTAAATTAATAGATATTTATCCTGTCTCTCCTTATTTAGATTCTAGAGATGCATTTATTCGTTGGATGCATTTTATTCATAATAAAATAAATGAAAAATTAGAAAAACCAAAAATGTCATTAAACGATTTTTATGTAAGTTATTATGATGAATATAAACCAAAAGAAATAAAATTCAAAGAATTTTATAGGATTAGAGAGAAAATCATTTATTTTTTTCTTTTATTGATTATTATAGGAATAATCTATTATTTGTATGATAAATAATAACTATATAATATAATAACGGTATGTTCCAAACAAGAAAAAATAAAAAATCAGTAACTAAAAAAATTATTAAAAAAAGAAAAAGAGATGGGGGTAAATTAATTGCTTCAGGTGGGTTTGGATGTATATTTAAACCTGCCTTATTATGTAAAAATGCTAAAACAGATGAAAGAGATAAAAACAAAGTAACTAAATTATTGACTACAAAACACGCTATTGCTGAATTTAATGAAATTAAAGAAATTAGACCTTTTTTACAAAAAATTCCAAATTATTCTAAATATTTTATGGTAGATGGTTTTTCTATTTGTGAACCTGCACCTTTAACCAATAAAGATATGACAAATTTCAAAAATTGTACTGCATTAAAAAAATCAGATATTACAAAGAAAAATATAAATGATTCGTTAGATAAATTACTTGCATTAAATATTCCTGACGGTGGAATAGAATTAGGTGATTTTATTTTAAGTTATTCTTCAAGTAAAATAATGATTCAATTGAATAATTCACTAATTGAGTTATTTCAAAAAGGCATTTTGCCTATGAATAAATTAAACATTTATCATTGTGATATTAAAGATTCTAATATTTTAATAGGAAAAAATAATGTAGAACCTAAAATAATTGACTGGGGTATAGCTTGTAGTTATGATATAAAAAAATATAATAATAATAAAGATCTTATTGAAAATATACCAAGTACATGGAGAAATAGACCTTTTCAATTCAATACTCCTTTATCTATTATATTATTTAATAAAACTTTTTTAGAAGACTATGATGAATTTATTAAAGACGTTTCTTCCAAATCATTAGAAATTGATGAAAATAATATTCATTCATTTGTAGTTGATTTTATTTATCATTGGATGAAAGAAAGAGGAATTGGACATTTTAAAACAATTAATAGTATTATGCACATATTATTTGTTAGTGATTTGGAAAATGTAAAAGATGATATTTTAGATGTTGTCATTGAAACAGAATTCACTATGAGATATATAAGTAACTATATTTCCAAGATATTATTGCACTATCAAAAAAAAGATTCCATAGATTTATGTTCTTATTTAAATGAAGTATTTATAAATATAGTAGATGTATGGGGTTTTGTAATGTGTTATTTACCTTTTTTGGAGAAATTATATGATGACTATTTAAATTTAACTTGTATAGAAAAAGAGATTTTTAATAAATTAAAATGCATTTTTTTGACATATTTATTTGAACCTAGAATCAAACCAATAGACATTGCTGAATTAGTAAAAGATTTAAAAAGATTGAATCTTTTGTTTTTGCGAATGAATAAGACAACTGTAAAAACAAGTAATAAGAAAATTACTACAAAAAAATCCACATCTAAAAAGTCTAGTAGAGATTCTAAAACGAAAACTAATACAGAATCTAAAAAATCTAATCTCTATTTGTCATTGATTTAATTATATTTTCATATAATATATCACATATATAATATGAAACTTGAATTACTTATATTAGGAATAACTATTTTTTTTATTTTTAATACTTATTACGATGGTAAATTTATGAAAATGCTTTTATCTTGGAAAAAATATTATCAAATGATTTTTTTTGGAATTGTTGGAATAAGCATTTATTTACTACTTAAAAGAAATCCAGTAAAAGGAAAAAATATGCTTTTATATGCTAATAATATGGTAAAATATCTCCCTATTGATCGTTCTTCTATAGATATGCTTACACCTATATTTGATTTTACTACCTCTAATCAAATGGATTATTCAGACAATACCAATAATAATGGAATACATCAACCACGTAGTTTTATGGAGTCATTTAATGATATTACATTATCTCCTTCTAATTATCAAAATGCTGGAGAGAGAAGAATAAATCATTCTGGAAAAATGGCGACAAAACGTTCGGTAAGTGAAACTAAGAAAAAATATGTCGCATCTCAACAAAATTGGAAATGTGGAAATTGTCAAGATCAATTAAATGCGTGGTTTGAAGTTGATCATAAAATCCGTTTAGAACATGGAGGAGGAAACGATGTTGCAAATTTAGTTGCTCTATGTCGTGAATGTCACGGCAAAAAGACAGCTATGGAAAACATGTAACTTTATTTCATATCTTTAGAGTAACTAAATGCAATAATAAAAATTAAAAATTGTATTTATATAATATAACAGAGTTTTATGCAAAATCAACAACAAAAACAAGAAATAAAACCTACTATATTTTCTAGAATTAAAAATATACCCATAAATATTTATCAAAGGTTTAAAAAAGTATTAGAAGACATAAAAAATATAGTTACTCAAAAAAGTGATAAAAATGAAAATGCAAATAATGAAGCTACTGCAAAAGCATTAATGAATAAATCTTATTATATGCTTATAGGATACATTTTATTTTTTATTATTTATATAACAGTTCTTATTATATTATACAATTATGATATTTTAAATAATTCTTATTTTGCATACTTTATTTTTCCTACTATTATCATTGGTGTATTTTTTACTACAATGATTCTTTGGTCTCTTCATAGTATTCGTCAAAACCAATATTTTTTACATAAACCTAACGAAATTCCAAAAAGTACCACACATAGTCAAGAAAATGATCACCCTTTTAAATATTTCAAAAACTTATTAATACTTTTTTGTGGATTTACGTTTATAGGTATTATTCTTATTATTTTGTTTTATTGTATTGAAAAATTATCTAATCATGTAACTTCTACTTCTGTCGTAATTAATGTTACTATAATTGTATTGATTTGTTTTATTGTTTACAAAGTAATTTCTATTGGAATGAAAGGAAACAAAGATATAGAGAAAAAGTCACAAATGATTTCATCATCTATATTTTCAAGAATAAAATCCTTTATTGAAAATGTTATTAAATTTTTTGTAAAAGATTATAATGAAACTTCGTCAACATCTGTACTTATTCTTTTAATAACTATTTTAATTTTTATTATTTATTTCATATTTCCTTATTTGATGACCTCTTTGCAAGTGCAAGGAGGCAAACAATATATTAATAAACCAATCTACACAGATAAATTAACAAATTTGGCATCTTATGAAGAATTAAATGGAGGTAATGATTTTGAATATGATTATGCTATTTCTTTTTGGATGTTTATAGATTCTTTTCCAGTAAGCACTAATTCTTCTTATACTAAATATGTTCCTATATTAGATTATGGAAGAAAACCTTGTGTATATTATAATGCTTCTTTAAATACTTTAATGGTAACTATGAATCAAAAAGGATTAGAAGGAACTCCTGACAATTCTTTAGAATTTGATGAAAATGGAGATAGAATTATTTTTAGAAAAAAGAATGTTCTTTTACAAAAATGGAATAATATTATTATTAACTACAATAAAGGAACTTTAGATATATTTTATAATGGAGATTTAGTAAAATCTGTTACGAAAGTAGTTCCTTATATGACATTTGATACTTTAAGTGTAGGATCAGATCAAGGCGTTAAATGTGGTATTTGCAATGTAATTTATTTTAAACATTCCTTACAGATTACAAACATTTATTATTTATATAATAATTTAAAAGAGAAAAATCCACCTTCTGTTTAAAAGAATCTGAATAAAAACAAAATAATTAAAAAAATTCTACATCTATAATATACTATGAATACTGGTGGAATTATTTTTACAATTTGTGCTGTAATACTTATTTATGTTATTATTCGTTATTTAACTTATAATCCCAATAGATTATTAACTTTAACAAATGGTGAAACTATGACTAAAATATTAGCATCTTCTTTAGCAACTAATAATAGTACTCCTGCAAGTAATTTTACTTATTCTATTTGGTTTTATGTAAATGATTGGAATTATCGTTATGGAGAACACAAAGTAATTTTTGGAAGAATGGGTAATATTAGTGACATTAGTGGAAACATTACTGTTAATTCACCTGCTGTAAGTGGTGGTGATCCTTGTCCTGTGCTTGTTTTAGGAGGCGTTGAAAATGATTTAAATGTTTCGGTTGGATGTTATCCTGGTGTGGATGCTAATAGAGATGGAAGTGAAGTTACATCTAATGCAAGAACAGTAATTCATACTTGTAATGTATCAAATATACCTATTCAAAAATGGGTTAATGCTATTGTTAGTGTTTATAATAGATCTATGGATATTTACATTGATGGAAAATTAGTACGAACATGTTTATTGCCAGGAATAGTAAAAGTAAATGTTAATTCTGATGTTATTGTTACACCTAACGGAGGGTTTGATGGATTTACTTCTAATTTACAATATTGGACACATGCTATTAATCCTCAAGAAGCATGGAATATTTATGTAAGAGGATATGGAGGATCCAGCTCAGCTTATAAGTTACAATTATCTTTAATGAACGGAAACACTACAGAGGGATCTCTAACTATTTAATTTAATAGAATTAATTACGAAATCAAGTAAATTAATTTGACTTTTTCTTTCTTGTATATTTATATATGAGTGAAAGTCCATTTAATCAATTTTCTACCAATAAAATGTATTCTCCCAATGGAACTAAAGAATTTTTAGAATCTAATAGTTTAGTTGCAAAATTTGCATTTTTATTATTAGTTATATTAGTTTTTATGATTGTATTACGTTTAGGTATATCTTTTATGACGTGGGTATTTTCTCCAAATACAAATCCCCATTTAATAGATGGTATGATAAATGCCAATCAATTGTTAGTAATTCCGCAAGACCCTAATACTAAAGGAGCTATTACTGTTTATAGATCCGTAAATGCAACGGATGGGATTGAATTTACATGGTCTGTATGGATTTATATTGAAGATCTTCAATATAATCCAGGGCAATTTAAACATATTTTCCATAAAGGAAATGATTCTTTAACAAATATGGGATTAAATTTCCCTAATAATGCGCCTGGATTATATATTGCACCTTATACAAATGAATTAGTAGTTATGATGAATAGTTATAATGAAATTAATGAAGATGTTGCTATTCCTGATATTCCATTAAATAAATGGATAAATATTATTTTACGTTGTCAAAACAGAACATTTGATGTTTATATTAATGGAACTATTGCAAAAAGTATTCAATTGATAGGGGTTCCAAAACAAAATTATGGAGATGTTTACATTGGATTGAATGGAGGTTTTGATGGGTATGTATCTAATTTATGGTATTATAATTATGCTTTAGGAACTAGTGCTATTGCAAATTTAGTAAAAAATGGTCCAAATACTAGATTATTAAATGGAGAAAGTGCATTAAATTTAAAAGATCCAAATTACTTGTCTTTGAAATGGTATATTGACGGTACTAGTTCTACTTTTTAATTTTACATTAATATAATTTTATTATTTAAAGATTATTATTTTCATAATTCTATATGAAAATAATTTATGAAAATAACAAAAGAAAATTAATAAAGGATGATGGTAAAAATATAGACATTAGCGATGGTTCTATTGTTTTATATAATGGAATTTACTATGGAAACAAAAATGATATTGATATTCATTCAGAAGTTAATACAGTTTTTATAGGAACTGTTTTTACAGATAGATCTTATTATGAATCTGGAATTACTGGAATATATATTGATCCTCTCTACATATGGAGTAAAATACAGAATAAATGGTTAAAAATTATAAATAAACCAATTCCAAAAAAATATTTTTTATATCCTCATTTACTAATGCTACCTGGGTTTGATTACAATTATCATCCTCTTTATTTGTTACATACTGTAGAAAACACAAAATTATCAGAATATAATGATATTATAGAAACGTTTAGTTTAGAATAGAAAAGATTGATTAGAATAATGAATGATTATACAAAAATTATTTTTAAAATATAAAAATATATTAAAAATAAATGTCTTGTAATGGCCCAAATTACAATCCTACAGTTACTAGAGCTTGGAATCGTGTAGAAAATGCTTGTGTTTATCCAATAAACACGAATGCAACAAGTGTTTATATACCAATATTAAAAAAATCCGTCCCATTAAATGAGGTTTATAATGAAATCGCAATGTTACAAAAAGGAAATATTTTACAGTATAAAAATAATTCTAGTAATTTTACTAAAAAACAAATATATTCTCAGATAGCCAGAGGAAAATTGAAGAATGGAAATAAAACTTGGGCAACACAATCTGATACTTTTACAAATCCAAATATAAATAGTTTACAAAGAAATAATTATACTAATATTGCATTAAATGGAACAGTAACAAATAATCCTATTACTTGTTCTTCTATATTAAATAATATTCCTGGAGTAACTTCTCCAGCAAACATTCCAGTAATGCCTCAAAACAATAATACAGGAACTACAAATTCAGCAAATCCAATTCTACCATCTACACCTTCTACTTCTTCTCAAAATAATAGCATTTTACCTACAACCACTGGAGAACCAATTGCACCAAATACAAGTGCAATAAATCCAGTTTCAGTTTCTAATAATACAGTAGTTCCAAATGGTGGAAATTTAATTTCTAATACTTTACAAAATATTTGTACAGGTGCTATTATTACATATCCAGTAAAAAAAATGTGTAATCCTACAACAGATTCTAATGTTCCTGGAAAAATAATTAATTTATGTTATGATTCTTCATTGCAGAGTTATAATCCAAGAATCAGAAGAGTTATGAATGCTGGATTAAATAAATGGCCACAAGGTGCAAAAAATCAAATTTTAGGAAACAATGTTGTTTTTTTATAAAAAAATTTTAAGCTCTTAAAGTTGGATTTACACATATATCATTACTTGGAAATATATCTCCTGACATACACATGTCTTGTTCATCCACTTTTATACAACTTCTAATACCTCTATCTTCTCCAATGTAACACCATCCTTTTTTACCACCTGTTTGAATACTACTATTAGAATCATCTGCTATATAATCTTGATTATTTGATTGATTGTTTTGATTTGTAGTGTTTAATGTTTGATTTAATGTATTATTTTTCATAATATCTGTAGTAGGGATTGTATTGGAAATATTGGTATTATTAGTTGCATTGCTAGTATTACTAATATTATTAGAAACATTTCCGGTTTGTTGTTTTTGTTCTTCTTCAATTGCATTAATAGCCCCTTTTACAGAGCCACCAATGACATCAATAGCACCTTTAGTTCCTTCTTCTGAAGTATTTACTATTTGTCCTAATAGTTGACGAAACCAACTTCCTGATTGATCCATAATAGGAGCAAATAATTGATTTATAAACTGACTACCCTTTGCTAAATAAAAAAATACATTTACACCAAGAAAAGATAAAAGTAGAAAAACAATAAGCCAAGTAGTAAAAGAAATACCTTTTAACCATTCAAAAAATGGATTAGAACCAGAACTACTAGATCCAGAAGTAGAAACAATAGATTCACTAATATCACCTATACCGGTATTTACATTATCTATTTTAATTTCTGTACTCATTATAATAAAAATATATATATTTATTTTTATTATAAAACTACTAGTTAACAATAGTATTATATCAAATAATTTTATTTTATTGAAATGTAAGTAAATACAAAAACTGATTTAAATCTCCTAAAATTTCGTCTCTAATAGTAAATAAGTCAACATTGCTCATTAAGTTCATTGTTTTATTATTTGTTAGACCAACTAAATAAGACTTATATCCATTAATCTTTTCTTTAAAAGAATCTGGATTACTTATATCATATATTGGTAACGACTTTACATTTTTTAAATCAATTCTATTTCCAATTTTTCCTAAGAGAACTTCAACAAATTTATCCATATGTTCATTTATTTTAGAATATAATTCATCGGTTGCTTTATGTATTGCATAACTATATGTTTTCCAGTGAAATAATTTAATAGAAATTAACATATCAAGAAAAAAAAGTGTAATTTCTTTTTCAAATGTATTAATGATGCCTTTATTTTTATAATTTTTTTTTGTTTTATTATTTTTATTTTTATAATAAAAACTTCTTCTTTCTTTATTATTCATTTTTATATATTAATCCTTTATAATAATTTATTTTTTTCAAAAACTAATACATAAACTCACGAATTGTTCTAAATTCTAGGTACAAAATTATCCCCAAATGTATTTAATTTTTCTAATTTTTGTATAGTCTTTTCTAAATTATTTGTTTTTGTATCTTTGAAAAGATACTCCATATTAGGCGATTCTTCGTTTTGTTTAATTTGTTTATAAATGGAATCAATCTTTTTAATAATATTTGATGTAAATTCTTTATCTTTTGTTAATTCATCACACGAAGAAACATTTATATTTTCAACTAAAATAGAAACTACAAAGTAAATAATAAATTTTCTTTTACGATAAATTCCTTGAGAATATTTCAAACAAAAAAGATTTAATAAACTATAGACTACTTTTTTTACAATAGGTGGTTTATTTTCACATTCATTCAGTAAAACATCCCATACAATCCATATAATATCCATTTGAGACTTACAATCTACTGGCATTTTCTCTCTTCTTTCACATTTACATTTCTCTTTTTTTGATCTACATATTGATTCAAATTCCATAATCCATTCTATCCAATAACAGGCATTAATAACATTTTTGCCGTCTTCAGAAATATTATAAGCTAATTCATTGACAGCAACAAAAAACTCTTTTGGATCTTCTTTCATAAATACAACTTGCCCATAAGTAATCCCAGTAGCTTTTAATTTATCTCCAATTTGAACCATATCAAAATCTTTTTTTTTTATTTTTATTTCTTCATAACAATGTTTTCTTTTGGCATCACATAGAACACAGTTAATTTCACAAAATAATTTACGCATTTTATCATTATTTCTTAACCGCAATTCATTATTGTTAAATCCTTTATGAATAATTTCTTTAAAATTTTTCATTCTAAGTTCTAAATAAATAGCTATTTTAGGATTTCCTAAATGAATATATTTACTATAAAAAAATAAAATAATATCCCATAAATCACTATAATGACCAGCACAAATTAATTCCGCACTCCAATAACAAGCCGGTTCAATTTTTGAATGAATATAACTATTTAGTAATTCTCTTTTTACATCTCCTTTTTTAAATTTGGAAAAGGAGATTCCTTTGAATTCTTTTTGTTCTCTTTTGTCATTTATTTCAGAATCATCCATATAATAAAAATAATACAAAAAAAATAACAACAATACATATAGATGAAATCCATTATTTATTTATATAATAAATTACCTGTTTCAGGAAAAATATTAATATTTGTAACTCTTTTTTTAATAATTGTTATTTTTTTCCACTCCTTAAAAAAATATGAAAATAAAAAAGAAGGATTTCAACAAAACAATACCTTTTTATTTAAAGGTGGAAATGATATTTATGATGATTTTTATTCTAATATTTATGATGAATTAGTATTTAATAATTTAAAAGATGACTATGAAGTTGAACAAATTATAGATTCTACTGAACCTACACAAAAAAGCATTATTCTAGATATTGGATGTGGAACAGGACATCACGTAGCTAAATTGTCTCAACAAAATTTTAACGTGATAGGTATTGATAATTCGGTATCTATGATTAAAAAAGCAAAAGAAAATTATCCTAATTATGATTTTAAAGTTCAAGATGCTTTGAATGCAGATGCATTTCTTAATAATTATTTTACTCATATAACGTGTCTTTACTTTACTATTTACTATATGAAAGATAAAAATCTTTTTTTTAGAAACTGTATGAATTGGTTAATGCCAGGTGGATCTCTTATTTTACATTTAGTAAATCGTGACAAATTTGATCCTATTCTTCCTCCAGGCAATCCATTATTAATTGTATCTCCGCAAAAATATGCAAAAGAAAGAATTATGAAAACAAAATTGGTTTTTTATGAATTTGATTACACTTCAGAATTTGTTTTAGAAAAAGAAAAAAATATTGCTTATTTCAATGAAAAATTCAAGGATAGAGAGAAAGGAACTGTCCGTAAAAATCAACATCTTTTTTATATGGAACCTCAACAAAAAATACTTACTATGGCTCAACAAGCAGGATTTATTATTGAAGGTAATATAGATTTAGTAAATTGTGGTTATTCAGAACAATATTTATATATTTTAACGAAACCTACTTAAAATGTTCAACGATGAAATGCAAAAAATAAATAAAAAATTATTAAATATTTTATTTATTTTATTCAACATAATTTAAAAAAACATGTTTTTGTCTTTAAACTAGATTGTAATTGAATCATATCAACTACTAAATTAATAATCGCATTACAACTTTGAATTAACTCAGGAGTGGAAAGATTGTTTTTTACTAAAATAACTTGTAATACATATTTTAATATAGATCCAATTGCATTTACTAAGTCGTGTGCATTAATTTTAATATTTTGGTGACATAAAACATATAAATTCTTAATAATTTGAATCAAAGGAGGAATATCCATTGTATCTATTTTTCCATCTTTAATTATTTCTAAAACACAAGCATTAATATCATTTAAAAAAGTTGGATTTATTGAAATTATTTGTTTTAAAATACTTATTTCATTGTCGGTAAGTACAATAGAACTTTTAATTCCATTACTTGTTAACAATGATTGAATAATCATACAACCTAGTTCAGAATTTGTGGTTTCATCAGTTAGTGTTAAATCAACATTAGATTCAGTTATTGGTTTTAAAACAGGATCAGAATTATTCATTATATCTATTAATATTATATTATATTTAATTCTTTTTTACGGTATATTTAATAATTAAATAAATACTTATATGTTTAAATATATGTATTTATCTATTGTTTATTATATTCCTTACATTATTTTGATAATTTTATTTATTATTATGCTTTGCATTGCTTATATCAAAGTCAAATTCGGTTTCTGGTCAATACAACCAGTTTTTCATATTTATGATTTTTATTATATGGTTTTCCCACCAGGAATTATTCTACATTCGCTTCCTAAAAAAAACAAATATTGCAATTTTAAACAAATTAATACTATTCTTTTCTCTCAAATAACAGATTATAAAATGACAAAATTTATTCATTTTATTCAAAGTCATTATCTAAGAAATAAAAATAATATCTATCTTCCAAGTAAAAAAAATATATTACCTTATTTTCACGGACATTTAAGTCCTTGTTTTTTTACAGTTTATAATGAAGAGTATTTATTAGAAGATAAAAAAACAAAAGAAATAATTAATGATAGTAAAATATTAGGTACAATGACTGCTAGACCTTTACATATTACTATTCATCAACATTTGAATTCTACTTTTGATGTTTATTATATTGAATACTTATGTGTAGATTCTTCTTATAGAAAAAAAGGAATTGCTCCAGAAATAATTCAAACACATGAATATAATCAACGACATTTAAATGAAAAGATTTCTATTTCTCTCTTCAAGAGAGAAAATACACTAACAGGAATTGTTCCTTTGTGTATTTATAATACCTATGGATATCCAGTATATAAATGGACAAAACCTTTAGATTTACCACCTTTATATAAAATACTTGAAATTGGAGATCAAACATTGCATTTTTTTAATGAATTTTTAAAAGAATATTCTACAAAATTTGATATTTTTATTGTTTCTGAAATGTCAAATATGTTAGAGTTAATAAAAACTAAAAATATATATATTTATGTAATTTTATTAGAAGATGAAATTGTTAGTGCTTATTTTTTCAGAAAGTCGTGTGTAAAAGTAGATAATAATATGGAAGTCTTGACTTGTTATGCATCTATTAATACTTTATCAGAAGAAAATAAAGATATATTCATTCAAGGATATAAAGTATCCTTTTGGAAAATAGCAGATAAAGAACATTTTGGGTTTGCTGCATTAGAAAATATTTCTCATAATCATATTATTATTGATAATCTATCTATAAAAACAAAACCATTAGTTATTAGTCCAACTGCTTATTTTTTTTATAATTTTGCTTATCCTACATTCAAACCAGAAAAGGTATTGATATTGAATTAAGTGTATAATTTTATTGTTATCATTATCTCACATATTTTCCTACTTTTGCAAAAGAATCAACAATGAAAATAATAAATATTCCTAAAAAAGAATACAAAACAACTTCTTCTGTTACATTGCTTGTACGTTCATCTTGTTGTTCTTCCAATAAATGAATCATATAATTTAGTTTTTCCATAAGCAGATCTTTATTACCACCAGAATCAAAAGTATTATCACTTGAATTGTATGCTTGATGTCGTATTCCCATTTTTTTATAATAATCTTCTGCATTTATATAACTATTGGTATAGTTATTCATTTCTACTTGTTGATTGGATGGTTGAGGTTGATTTTGTAGTTGAAACATATCACTCAGATTTTGATTTGTCATATTTTGCATGTGTTCTGTATTGATTGTTTTTTGAACACCTGCAGATTGTGGTGGTTTCATTGGTTCAAAATTTGCTAGATTATCCTCTTCTTCAACACTATTATTATGAACAGACTTCATAGTTTCTAATACATTATTTACTTTTTCTGAATCAAATGAATCTTTAGGAAATATCTTTTGTGTTCTATTATGTGCTTGCTTTTTTTTATCTAATAAGCTATTATCATTCTTTTTATTATCATCATCAAATGGTGCAGCATACATTGCTAAAGACATTCTTATTAAAAAATAAGATAATAATTTGAAAAAGGATCTGAAATAATTGAAAACCAAAATAAAAAATATAACTTTAATTTATATGTTGTTGGACACTAAAAATAAAATGATTATATCTGTAATATTATTTCTTTTATTAGCTGGAATTTCTATTATTAAGCCTTATTTTTTGAACTGTTTATTCAAAACTTATTTAGGAAGGAGTCTATTGGTTGCTGTTTTAATATTCATTACTTATTGTAATAAAATAATGGGAATTATAAGTTTATTAACAGTGATCATATTTTATAATGCTATTTGTACTACTTATGCAAATTCATATGAAGGATTTACAGATGCTTCAGGAAATAGTACAACTACAACTACAACTACAACTACACCTACTGCTAGAGATGGATCTGGAAATGTTTTATCTAAATTACAAGAATTAAAATCTACTCATTCAGAAGATAAAGATTTAAGTGCTTCTTCAACTACGGTGGAAGGTTTTGATTATACAGGAATGTCAGATAGTATGCGTAGAGGAAAACAATCTAATACCATTCCAGTAACTACTACATCTACTAGTGATAATGAAATCGCACCTACTTCTAAAGAAACTTTTACTAGTAAATATAGTTTGTATTAACAATATAAATAGTTTTTTGTAAAATAAAATATATAAAATGACATCATCTTTTTTATATATTTTAGTTAGAGATAATTATGACTGGGAAGATATTCTTATATTTGATGATTTAGAGGAAGCTAAAAAAAAGTACATTGAATATGTAAAGTTATTGAAATATATAATACCTAAAACGCCTTTTCGTATAGAAATATTTGAAAAAAAGAATGGTTGTTTTTTTGCTCTTAATAAAATAGTAGATGTAGATATCTAATTAAAATAATAGGAAATAAATTTAATCCTATTATCTTATATATATGCATATACTTACAAAAAATAAAATACTTATCTTTATTTTTTTTATAATACTTTTATTCAATTCATTTTATATTATGTATTTTAATAATAACATAGAACATTTTACTAGTAATATACGTAAGTGGTGTAGACCACATTTAAGAAATGCAAGACTGATTTCTGAAAATTTTACTAAGTCAACTCAATTGAAAACAACCAATCTTTTTAGAAAATTTGGATTATATTAGTGAAATAAAATTTTATATGATTGTAATATATGGTGAAAAAAATCAATGAAAATAAAACAAATATAAATACAAATAATAATAATAGTTTTTTAAATATTTTTTGGAAGGGATTTGCATATATGAATGAGCATATAATGTATTTAAATAATAGTAAATTTTTTGCAGGTATAGTGATGATATTATTAAACGTTGGATCTAAATTTATTTCTATTCAATTTAGCAAATCAACAGAAGAATATTTAAAATATACTGTAAGCAAACAAATATTGGTTTTTGCAATGGCATGGATGGGTACTCGTGATATTTATACTGCGTTAGGATTAACTGCGGTATTTACTGTTTTATCTGATCATATATTTAATGAAGAAAGTGACTTGTGTTTGGTTCCACAAGAATATAGAGTTCTTAAAAAGTTAATAGATGAAGATAATGATGGAAAAGTGTCAGAAACTGAACTAGCTAATGCAGTTGAAGTATTAAATAGAGCAAAAAAAGATAAAAATAAACAGAAACAACAAGAAGCTTTTCAAAAATTCAATTATACAAAAATATAATATAAGTAAAATCATATAAAATTATTTTCTTTATTAACTTTATAGTATAAAATGCAAATTTTTATAAAAACTCTTACTGGAAAAACAGTTACATTAGATGTAGAACCTGGAGACACAATTGATAACATTAAGAAGAAGATTCAAGATAAAGAGGGTATTCCACCAGATCAACAAAGACTTATTTTTGCTGGAAAACAATTAGAGGATGGAAGAACAATACAAGATTATAATATTCAAAAAGAAAGTACTCTTCATTTAGTTTTAAGATTAAGAGGAGGTTAAGTCAAAATATTGATTATTTATACATTTTACATAATAAATATTTTAGACATTTTTTATTTAGACATTTTTTAACAATTCAATCGTGTAAAAGTATCAATATTTTTTAATTTTTCTTACTATTAGTAAATATTAAATAAGTCAAAAATATGCCAAAAAAGTTTTTTGAAAATAAATCCAAAATATTATAATAAACATTTTTAATTTTATAAGGCAATATAGCAACTATACCATACAACGACCAAAAAATAAAAAAATAAAAAAATATTTTAAATCCGTCATTAGTTAATATAGCATATTTTTTATAAATAATGTAATAATAAATTAAAAATGGAATAAATCCTAATGAAACGCCTAGCAATACAGGAATTAAACAAAGTTCGCCTAAATAACCAAATAAAAGCATCAACCAATTAAGTAATAAAATTACAATAATAGTATAAAATTCTTTATTAAACAATTCAATAAAATTTAGTTTATCACTTACATTATTCTTCTTATAATGTAAAAAAATTAAATAAAAAATTAAATTAATTAACATGGTTGGTGTTGTAAATACCCAATCAAAATATCTTTTTGGAGTAATATTTATAATATTATTAAAATTATACAACCAATAAATATAAAAGGATCCTTCTATAAATTGTACAAGTACTTCTAATAACATTAATTGTTTTAAAAATGAGAATTGAGATGGAACCTTAATAAATAAAGAATACATTTCAAAAACAAGTGTTATTATTTGTATTATAATAGATGTAATTAATGACGTATAAATATTTAAATTTATCATATATAATAATTATATAATTATTATATAATGTACATTTGAAATGTTAACAGATGTAAAATGTGAAATATTCTTATATAATACTAGAATCTATATAGAGTATTTATATTTATATATAGTAATATGAAAATATTAAGTATAGATGTAGGAATTAAAAATTTAGCTTTTTGTTTATTAGAAAAAAATACAGAAAACTCTTCTTCTTTTATTATTAAAAAATGGGATATTATTAACTTGTCACAAGAAGAAATATTAAAATGCCAATTTATAGAAAAAAATATTCTTTGTGATAAACCTGCCAAATATACTAAAGAAAATAAATGTTTTTGTTTAAAACATTCTAAAAAACAAGTTTATCAATTACCCAAAGCAGAATTTAAAGCATCTTATATTAATAAACAAAAAATACAACAACTTTACGATTTTGCAGATAAATATAGTATAAAATATGAAAAACCTATTAAAAAAAATGAATTAACCTTACTAATTCATGAATATATTCATAATCACTGTTTTGAAGAAATTGGTAATGTAAATGCTTCCAAAGTAAATATTATATCTATTGGTAAAAATATCCAAAAAAAATTCCAAGAATTGTTTGACTCAGAAGGTATAATTCATCATATTATTATTGAAAATCAAATTAGTCCAATAGCAAATCGGATGAAAACTATTCAAGGTATGATTGCTCAATACTTTATTATGAAAAATCAATATGAAAATATTGAATTTATTTCTGCTTCTAACAAGTTAAAAGATTTTCAAGGAGAGCAAAAAGATAAAGAGAAAGATAAAGAGAAAGATACTTATAAAGATAGAAAAAAATTAGGCATTAATATGTGTTTGGAAACAATGGAAAAAAATCATTCTTATCACGATAAAATAGAATATTTCAATAAACATAATAAAAAGGACGACTTAGCGGACTCTTTTTTACAAGCTTTATGGTTTATTAATCATAAATTGTAATTAAAATAATAAAAAATAAAATTCATTTTTTATTATTATTTAATTTTTTTATTTATATCAATATTAATAGTTCAAATAAAAATAAAATATATTATATTCGTAATACTTAAAATTAAATGTTCTTAATTAATCATAATGAGTTTTAAATCGGATATTATAGAACTTTCCAATTTAGATAGTTTAGATGACAATTTTCACAATAATTCTACTTCTGGATTAAAATCCACTAATTTTGGATTTGGTGCTGAACTTTTAATGAATGAAAAGAAAAAAGAAGGATCTAGTAAATTATCAAGTGATATTAATATTGAAGATTTAGATAATTTAGAAAATGAGTTGAATCAACTAGCGGATGATACTGCTGATTCTAGTTCTTTTTATAACCCAAAGTCAAGTTTATTTGGTGGAGGAGGAGGTAAAGAAGAAGATAAACATTCTGTACGATTTGATGATGATTCTAATATTTCTATAAAAATAGATGAAACTCCTAGCATTGGTAAGTCTACTGCAAATACAGAATCTAATGACAAATCAAAAACTTGGGATGGATATAATAAATTTAATAATATTCCAATGAATCCAGATAAACCTTCTGGACCTTCTCAACCTCAACTATCAAAAGAAGAACTTCTTAGAGAAAAATTCAAATATTTACGAATGTTGGAAGGTTTAGAAAAAAAAGGTGTAGAGCTTTCTAAAAAATACAATATGGAATCTTCTTTGGCAGAAATGCAAGGAGAATATGAAACTATTATGGAAGAAAAAACAAAACAGAATTCCGTCAAATTTCAAGGAAATATGTTAATGGCAGTTATTAATGGCATTGAATTTTTAAATAATCGTTTTGATCCATTTGATATTAAATTAGACGGATGGAGTGAACAAGTCAATGAAAATATTACAGATTATGATGAAATTTTTGCAGAATTGTTTGAAAAATACAAAAGTAGAGCTTCTATGGCACCAGAATTAAAATTATTATTTCAATTAGGTGGAAGTGCTATGATGGTACATATGACAAATACAATGTTTAAAAGTGCTATGCCTGGTATGGATGATATTTTACGTCAAAATCCAGATTTAATGCGTCAATTTCAAAATGCAGCAGTGAATTCTATGAGTCAAACAAGTCCTGGGTTTTCTGGATTTATGTCTGGAATAATGAACCCAGAACCAGAAATGTCTATGGGAAGAGGACCACCACCTCCAATGGCGACACAAGGTCCTAATGCAATTCCAACACCTATTAGTAGACCTGGTAATAATAACTATGCAACACGACCAGATTTAAATATGGGAAGAAATAATACTAGACCTAGAGTAGATGATGGAATTAACATTAGAGAGAATTTTGGAAAACCAAATGATACAAAACAATTTTCTTCTAAACGACCAGAAATGAAGGGTCCAAGTGATATTAATGATATATTATCCGGACTTAAAACAAAAACTATCAATATTCAAGAACCACCTCCTAGTCAAAATAATAATGCAGGAGGAGCAGGTCTAAATACAAATAATAATAGTACTATTAGTATTTCTGATTTAAAAGATATGCAAAATGGTGGAAATGTTCCAGTAAGAAGCAAAAGAAGACAAAAGTCGGATAAAAACACAGTTAGTTTAGATATTTAATTATTTTATTGATTGCACTCTCCAAAAAGAAAAATAATGCAATACAACGAAAGTAATTGTAAATGTATGAAAAGTAAATTTAATGTTTATATTATTTTATGAAATAATATAAACATTTTCAATCATTTATACTATATACTAAATGGAAACCATTTTTAATTTTTCAAATGAGGATACAGAATTTATTTATGCCTTACATCCAAAATCAGAAATAATTTTACATATTAAACGAAAAAGTAAATCAGTTGCTTGTTTATATTTTACAAATCAATTGAATAATAGAATAGGTATTCCTTCAGAATTTATTGTATATCAAAATAATAATATAATAAAACCAGATAATGAAAACAGCGAGGGTTATACTTTATATTGGAGTAAAAATTATGATATAGTATATCGTGGTGATACGTTATATAATATTAGACCCGAGAGAACCTGGACAATATACAATTAATTATTTTTTTTATACATTAAAAATATTCCAATTGCAGCCAAAATAAAACCAAACATTTGAGTATAAGAATACTTTTCTTTAAATATGAAAATTCCTACAAAAATAAGAGAAATAACTGAAACAACTTCAATAAAAATATGATTTATTAACGGTGTATTGTGGTTTTTATCAAATTCATTAATCAATAAAGAAGAAATAATCACTAACGCTGATATAGATAATAATGATAATATTTGCGTTGTTTTTAATTTACATATATTTTCTACAGAACTATAAATAGACTTCTTATCAAAATATAGTTTATATATAAAAATGCTTATCAAAAAGGTAAATATTACAACACTATTTGCTAATAAAAATTCATAACTAGTTAAAGTTAATAATATATGTTTTCTGAAATAAGGAGTTAATGATTTTAATAATGTAATTCCTAATATATAATGATACATCTATAATATATTATTTTATAATATATTATATTGTACCTAATTTTTAACACATTTATAATTATAATTTATATGACTTTATTTCATTTTCATATCTAACACGTGTTTATATTTATTATTAATTAATTCTGTTATATTTTCAGCTTTTAATAACTTATCTCTTTTTAATATTTCTGAAGTTTCAAATATCAAATCTTTGCAATTTCTAATAATCAAATCAGAATAAACATAAGCTTCATTGATAAGTCTTACTACTTCATTATCTATTTTTTCTTTATATTTATCACTCATACTTGAATAAATAATATTTCTTCCCATGCCATAATAAATAACCATTTTTTCAGCTAGTTTTAAAGCTTCTTCAAAGTCATTGATTGCACCTGTAGTTACAGAAACTCCATAAAATGCTTCTTCCGCGATTCTACCTGCAAGTAAAATCATTAAATGTTCAAATAAGGCTTCTCTTGTATAAATAGTGCTTGTAGAACCTTCAAAAATAGTATATCCAGGACTTTTTGGTGAAGATAAATTAATAATCACTCTATTCATTTTAGAATGATGTAAAGAGAGAAGTCCAACAATTGCGTGACCCATTTCATGAATTGCTATATGATCTATAATATCACTTGTAAATTGATGATCATTTGGTTGCCATCCTGCAATCATTTTATTTAGTATTAAATCAATATCATTATAGGTGAATTGTGTATTTCCATTTCTTAATGCATTTAACATTGCTTCATTTAATACATTTTCAATTTGTGCACCAGAAAAACCATTTGTTATTTCTACCAAGTCTTTAATTACTACACTATCATCGTGTGGTTTTCCTTTAATATGTATATTTATAATGGCGTGTCTTGTTTCAGAATCAGGCAGTCCAATAAATATTTTCTTATCTATTCTACCTGGACGGATTAATGCAATATCTAATAAATCTATACGGTTAGTTGCTCCTACAACAAAAATTCCACTATTATTTTTAAATCCATCTAATTCAATTAAAAGTGCATTTAATGTATTATCTCGTTCATTAGAAGAGCTTTCCCCATCAGCAGATCGTTTTCTTCCGACAGCATCTATTTCATCTATAAATATAATACAAGGAACATTTTTTTTAGCTAATGTAAATAGTTCTTTTATTCTTGAAGATCCTACACCTACGTATTTTTCTTGAAATTCAGCACCAGAAACAGGAATAAATGAACACTTTGCTTCTCCTGCTAATCCTTTCGCTAGCAATGTTTTTCCATTACCAGGCGGACCTTCTAAAATCAATCCTTTGGGAATTCTTACACTATAATTTTCATATTTTGTATAATTTGTTAAAATATCAATACATTGTCTCATTTCTGACTTTATTTTTTCATAACCTCCTATATCTTTAAATTTGATTGGAAACTTTTTAATTACTTCAAAATTTTTGGATTTCAAATTCTCAGTATTTCTTTTTGATCTGTAACTATCATCATTATCATCATTATCATCTTCATTGTCATTAAACGGATTTGACATCGGATTTGTAAATTCATCAAATGGTAAATTATTAAACATACCTTTATTAATAAAAATTTTTATTCTTGGTTCCTCTTTTTTTTTAAAACTATCATTCACATCATTATAAGGATTGTAATATTCATTTAAATCTAATATATTTTTATCTTGAATAGTTGTATTTTTAGAATTTAATCGTTTGATATATTGTTCATAATAATTTTGTGAAAAAGGATGTTTAGGTTTTAATTTATTTTCAGGTTGACCATGATAACGATTAAATATTATTTTTTTAGGCATATAATTATTATGTAAAGAATATATAACATTTACTAAAGAAGTAAAATGAAAAAATAGGTATGAATAATTAATTTTCATTTAATTATAACAAATATTAATTTTATATTATAATTCTTAATAATATAAAACATTTAATGAGTAAAATTAATAATTTTATTTATATTTTATAATTTTCATTTATTATTCGTGTTAGTGTAATTTTCAATTTATATATTTTTTATTATTATATTATATTTATAATTTATGACTAATAAAGTAATAGACATAACAAATTACTTGTCTAATAAAAAAATATTTGCAGCAAAATCAAAAGCATATGCTAAAGCTTATTCTAAATATGGAGATGTTATTACTGCAACTGCAACCGCAACCTCTACTGGATCTACTTTAAAAGAAGCAGTAAAGATGTCAATAAAGTTAGCAAAAGAATTAGCACAACAAAAAGCAACAAATGATGCAAATCTTATTGATCAAGTTCTTTTTCATGTTAATTTATTAAAAGACACTGTAAATAATGAAATGCAAAATCAAATTCAAACTCATTATTCAAGTAAAAATCAAATCAATCAATCTCATGATGACAAACATGATCAAGATCACAATCATTATTACAATAACATTCAAAATTACTATGACAATCATTACCACAATCAAGCTCAAGATCAAACTCAAGATGACAATCAACATACCGATGACATTCACTATGATAATCAACATCAAGATCATAATCAACATCAAGATCATAATCAATACCAAGATCACAATCAATACCAAGATCACAATCAATACCAAGATCACATACAACCTCAAGATCACAATCAATACCAAGATCACATACAACCTCAAGATCACAATCAATACCAAGATCACATACAACCTCAAGATCACAATCAACCTGAAGATAAAAATCTTGATGACAACCAAAGTCATATTTACAATAATTATTACTATCACTATGATGATAATAATGAATTATATTATGAGAATGATTCATCTGTATATAGTAATAGCACAAATAGTAATACACACATGCATGATCAAAATAATAATGATTTTCATAAAATAATTCCATCTAATAATTACAATAAAAATCAAAAAAATGTCACGAATAATAAAAAAGATAATATTATTATAAATAATAATAGTAATACAAAAAGTGTAAACAGTACAAAAAGTGTAAACAGTGCAAATAGTATATATACTGAAAATGAAATAAATCAACTTAAATTTATTAAAAAAGCTTTAGAATTAGCTGAAAAACAAGCAGAAACGCAAATTAAAGATAAATTGCAAAAAGAAGAAATTGAAAAGATAAAGCATATACAAAAATTAAAATATAATTTAAAAAAAAAACAATATTTATTAAATCAACGTAAAGTTTTTTTATCTAATAATAGTGCGTTTGAAAATAACTCTATTAATAGTGAAAAAATAGAACAAAATTCTCTTAATTATGATGAATTAATAAAAAATAGTACAAATAATAATTTAACAGATTATTCTACAATAAAAGACCAAATTACAAATGATAACATTTATAATCAAAATATTACAGATAACTACGACACAAATGATAAAATATTAGACAGATCATTTACATTATCTAATTCAAATAATGATTTTATTACACCTTTTCACATTTCTAATTCCGAAAACGCAGAACCATTATCACGCAAACATGATACTAACGTCCGTGTTTCAAATGAAAAATGGTGTAAAATAACTAATGTATCAGATAATTCTAATTCTATTGTAAATAAACAAACATTAAACGGATCTATTGAAACAAAACCATTACAAGATAATTGTGGCGTTACCAATGATAAAATACTAGACAGATTATTAACATTTTCAAATTCAAATAGTTGCGTTATTAAAACAACTAATGCAGTAGATAATTGTGTTATCAATAATAAAATACTAGACAGTTCATCATTAAAAATTTATAATTCAAAAAATTGTTTCATTAAAACAACTAACATACCAGACAATTATAATACGAGTAAACAAATATTAAACGGTTCTATTGGAACAGAACAGTTAGAAGATAACTGTGTTACGACTAAAAAAATTTCTGATAAATCAGTTACTAATTCAAAGTTAAGCAATTATTCTGTTACAAATGAGAAAATAGATGATAAATCTGTAACAAATAATAAATTAGAAGACTTATCTGTTTCTACAATAAAATTACAAGATTTGTCAGTAATTAATTGTAAACTTGCAATGAACAGTGTATCTGCTGAAAATGTAATGGATAATTCTATTACAACCAATAAATTGCATGACTTAGCTGTAAATACAAGTAAAATTGCAATGAATAGTGTATCTACAGAAAAAATAAAAGATCGTAACGTAACAAGTAATAAAATACAAGAAAGTATTAATTTGATTGGTATGCCTACAGCACCTACTCCTAAATTAGATTGTTCTAGTAATCAAATTGCAAATGTTGAATATGTAAATGAACAAATAAAAAATATAAAAAATATAAAATGTGAAAACGTAACAAATAATCTTTATGAACAAGTAACAAAAATTACATATGAACAAATTACATATGAAGAAATAATAAATATTATAAATGAACAATTAAAAAATATTAAGTATCCAACTTTATTATATCCAAATTTATTAAAATTTACTCATATTACTAATACCAATATTAATCCTTATAAAATACAAAACATTTCAACTAATTTTATAATTGAATGTAATTGTAATATAATTCTTCCTTCTCAAGATACTATACAAGAAGGATATACTGTTAATATTATTAACATATCAAATGGAGAAATAACTATTACTGCACAGAATGATGAACTTATTTATAATTATTTTTTTGCACCATATGGAAATCAAAATATTATTTTAGATAAGCAGTTTGATATTAATTTGACTTATATAAATAATAATACTACTAAACAAAACGCTTGGAGTGCTTTTATTAATTAACTCATATATTTATATTTTATATATTCAAATGTTGTAATAAAGTGTAAAGTAAAATAAAATTTAAAACGTCCATTTTAAATTTTACTCAAAATATAAATAATTAAATTACATTTTTTATTATTTATAAAATACTTTTATGAATTTATAGTATTAAATATTATTATGAAGATACATCTGCGGTAGTTTCATTATAACTCATATCAGTTGCTGAAGTATAAACTACACTATTATTAGAAGCATCTTTAAGATTAATTAAAGTACTACTTGCATCAATGAAGTATTTAGTACCTGGTCCAGTTTTATTACCACTTAGATCAGTAACTGTGATATTTGATGATATCTCAACCACTGGTTTTACAAATAGATCAGTAGAAACAAATCCCGTTGGGTTTAATGAAATATCTATTACATTTCCAGATACCGTATCGAAGAAATATTTGTACAAAGCATCTATTTTACGCAATAATCTATTATTTGCATCAGTTTGACTTTTTAAAATAGCATTTAATACACTAACATCTTCTTTACTAAATACCTCAAATAATTGTGCAAGGGATTCAATAGTGTAAGTGCTGCCACCTGTTAAATTTTGAACAACTTGGTCCAATACATTTTTATTTACAACTACAGAACTAATATCACGAAAATAATTGTCGTATGTTGTATTGAAATAAATTGATCCATTAGTAACATTTAAACTACCATCACTAACAGTTAAACCATTATTTATTATACCTCTTCCTTGAGTTGTGAAGTTACCACATGAGTCAATAGTTAAATTAGCATTAGCACTTGAATCTACACCAATGTTAAGATTGTGCGCAGTTAAAGTTGCAGAGGTATTAATTGGCAAGGAGGAAGAAATAGAACCATTAGAAATATCATTCACGATTCTAACGTTAGGACCTAAACTAAGTTTTAAAGAAGAATTAGTAATATTATGGCTTAGATCTGTTATTGTACTTTTAACTAAAACAGATGAGGCATCCATGGTAACTCCAGAAGAAGATGATCTAACAGCAGAAAGCGTAAGTCTTGTCATTTTATATTATAAGCTAATACAATATTTTTTACAAAAAATCTAATTTACACTTTTTAAATAGAAAAATGAAACGCATTAAAAAAACGCACTTTAATTATGATTTAAAGAAAATATAATAAATCACTATCACTTATTTTCTATATTGTATATTTATCTAATTATGTTAGATTTATAGATTACCACAAAACATTTCTACTTAAATTATTTGCAGAATATTTATTGTTTCTCCATTGGCCTCTCATATATTTTGTTCTTGTCAAATAATTTTTTCTTCTATTTTTATCGTGATGTTTAGTATAATCTTCGTATCCAATTTGTCCAAAATTTACCCATTTATTATTCTTTTTATCACAAATACTATATTTTTTTAAACGATTATGTGCAGGATATAATTTGGCAGTTTTACCTAAATAACGATATGCCATTTTTTGTGCTATTTTTGGATTAGAATATAAGTAAAGTTTTTTATTGAATTTTATTTTTTTTGTTTTATTCATTTTACATTATCTTGATAAAAATAAAAAACGCAAATTATTTTATTTATAATATTATATTTTTATTTTTCAATTACAAAATACTATTTTTATTTTTATTTTTACAATACTTTTGAAATAATATAATTATCCATTTTATTAATTTATAAGCTAATTTTGGATTTCTAAGTTTAAACATTCTTAATGCATCTCTAATATACCATTTTTTTTCTGAAAAGTTCAAAGCAGTATAAATATATGGATTGTATACTTTTTGATTAGTATATTCTCTATATTGTTCTTCATATTCATCTTCTGTAAGAATATGATAATAATCTTTTGATGTATATATTTTTTCCAACAATAAAGGAATTCTTCTAGATGGAATATTTTTTAGCATTCTTAAAGGGTTATATTTATCTTCTAATAATTCATATTGATTCTCATAAGTAATATAAGATTGAATATGTCGTAAAATATCATCTGGCAAATCAATGAATTCTTTTTTAAGATTTTTTTTATTTTTAGATTTCTTTTTTTTTTCTTTTTTTTCTAATTCATAAATTTCATATCTAATTTTCATATCATCTTTATTTGCATTTTCAAAGACAGTTACATTATTCATCATATTAATCATTCTATTAGAATGATTAATTTGTTTTATATAACTGTTATACTGAGATAAATACATATACATTTTTCTTTTCCACATATTTTGTTGTTGTTGTTTTTCTTTTTTATATTTTTTAAGGGATATTAATGTATCTTGTATTTGTTGTATATTTCCTTCACATTCATATTCAACTTTATCTTCACATACAATACTACAATCTTTCACTATTTTTTTAGATTCTTTATATTTTTCATATACTTGATCTCTTAAACATTCTAATTTGAATTTATATTGTTCTTCTTTAAATACTTCTGTCATTTATTATGTTTATGTTATGTTTCTTTATATTATTTGTTTCATTGTAAAAGCATTTCAATTTTATAAAAATTTAAAAAATATAATATAATATAATTTATATTATATGAAATTGAATTTTAATTATAAATTAAATAAACAAGATGAAAAAAAACAAATACAAGATAACTTAAAACGTCAGAAAAATATAACTAAAATTGCACAAAGTCATTATAAAATAGTAATTGAAAAAGAAAATATTAACTATACAAAAGATTTAGATGTAAATAGTGAATGGATAAGTTCAAAAGAAAATGTGTTTTCATATTATGAAAATATAAATATTAAAAATATATATGATAAAAAAATAAAGTATATTTATAATGTTTATCAACCTTTTTATAACAATAATAAAAAAGCCACTGGATTTGGGGATTTTTTAAGAGGTTCTTACTTTCTTTTGCAATTTTGTAAATATAATAATTTTAATTTTGATATTATTATCAATCATCCAATTTCTATTTTTTTAAAAAATAATATTAACAATAATAATATAACAAATGCTTCTATAAAAATATCCTACTTTGAAAAAACAAGTATAAACGAACCAAAAATTGAATTTGAAAAATATTTTTTAAGTTATTTATATGATACAAATGTTCATGATGATTCATTATTTGTATACACTATTTCTTTTCCTTTTATTAAAATCTTACCAAAAGAAAAAGATTTTTTTAAAGAAAAATTAGAGCCAAATGATGAAATGAAACTTTATATAGAATCTACATTAAATAAATTACTACTTGTAAAAAAAACTTATATTGTTATTCACATTAGATCTGGAGATAATTATTTGAATAACACAGAAAAATCATTTTCAGACAATTATTTAAATACTTTGTATAAAGAGATTAACGATATATTAAAAAAAAATCCATCATTTATTAATGTATTGATTATTGCAGACAATAATTACATTAAAAAAAATATAGGTAAACACTATACATTTTTTAAATTTTTACAAAATAATATTACTCATTTTGGAGAAGGAATTAAACAAGAAAGAGAGAAAATTAAAAATACTTTATTAGATTTTTATTTAATGTCTTATGCAATGTCTATTTATTCTTTTTCTGTCTATGAACACGGAACTGGATTTAGTAGATGGTGTGCTGAAACTTATGATGTACCTTATAGTTGCACTATTATGAATTAATATGAATAAGTAAATTATTTTTGTAAAAGTTCTTCTACTTTTTGTTCTAATTGTTGTATTCTTTCTTTATATTCTTGCATTTCTTTTACTAATACACTTATCAATCCTAAATAATTTATAGATTGAAAATCTTTACCATCTTTATCTCCAGTTACTAAACAAGGAATTTCTTTTTGCAGTTCGTGTGCAATAAATCCAATTGTTTCCAATTTTGATTCTTTTAAAGTATATTTTACAGGACGTAAATTATCTATTTTAAAAGAATCATCTAAATTTTCAACATTTTCTTTTAAACGATAATCTGATGTTGCATTAAATAATGTTGCAGAACAAGTATTAGTAACATTTACAGTATCTCCTGATATAGTACCTCCAGATATAGTTCCTGTTCCTGCATTTAATGAGGTTCCTGTTATAGAACCTGCTATTATACTTCCTACACCTAGACTTAATGATGTTCCTGATATAGTTCCACTTGATGTTAAACTACAAGAACCAACAGATAAACTTGTTCCTGTTATAGAACTAACAGATAAACTCGTTCCTGTTATAGAACCTCCAGATATATTTCCTGTTCCTACATTTAATGAAGTTCCTGTTATAGAACCTCCAGATATAGTTCCTGTTCCTACATTTAACGAGGTTCCTATTATAGAACTTCCAGATTTAATTCCTCCACTTACATTTAATGAGGTTCCTGATATAATTCCAGTTGAATCTATAGTTGCAGAGCCACTATTTATATTCAAACTCTTGCCTGTTAAAGGTCCATTTGGTGTAGCAATGCTATTAGCTGTTATATTTCCGGTTAAATTCATGTTTGTTCCAAATATATTTCCACTTACATCAAGGTTTCCTCCACTTTTAATATTTCCTGAAACGCTAAGATTACCAGTACTCGTAATATTTCCTGTAACAACAAGACTTCCACCACAATTTATATTAGTGCCTGTGTTTAAATATGTGCCAATAACTAATGAATTATCAAAAACCGCATTTGCATTGCGCACTCTAAAATATGTACTTGCACTAGTTACATTAGGGGTACTATTACCATAATTATCAATTTGTAAAATAGGTAATGTTTCACCTAAAGATTGAAAAAAATTTATTTTATAATAAGAAATTCCTTGAGACTTATCATAATTACAATCTATACTTGATATAGGCGTTGTAGGACTAATAGTACTAGAATTATAAAAATTAATTAATGGATTAGAACTAGTAAGATTAGTGCTTTCAAAAGATACTGATGTATTAGAAGTTCCTTGTATATACAATCCAGATGAATTAGTAATGTTACAAGAACCATCCATAACTAAACTTCCTTGTACACCTACTCCACCAGATACTTGTAACGCTCCACTAGTACTATTTATAGAAGGCGTTACATTACTTATCTTTACAATTCCATTAATGTTAGTATTTCCACCTACATTTAAATTTTTACTGATAAACACACTTTTGGCTATACCAACACCTCCAAAAACTTGCAAAGCACCTGATCCATAAGTATTATTGGTATCGTCTGTATTTGAAATAATTAAGTTATTTGTAAAGGTTTTTATACCACCAACAGTTTGATTACTTTTAGTATCTACAAATGTAGATCCAATAAGTTGATAAGATAAAAAAATCCAATATTGTCCATCATTTCTTAAAGTTGCAATACTATTTCCACACATATCAAATGTATAAGACAAACCACTATTTTCAATGCACCCATAAAAAAACTTGGATGACTTTAATGTTTGTTTATTGGATGTATTATTCCATACAGTTAAATAGGCACCATCTCCTATTTTAGAAGTATAGCCATCACTTACAGATGGATCTGGTAATATATGTACTAGACTAAATTCTGAAATAATTTTTAAAAAAGACCCATACCAAGAATTAGAAGGTTCATATACTGAAGTCCCACAAATAGTAATAGTGTTAGTGGAAGAACCGCCACGAAAAGTAGTGTATCCATAAGTATTCAAATATCCTGTTAGTATACAACCACTATTATCTAAACGTAAAGAACTATTTGTTGATCCAAATGGTTGTATTAAAAGTCCAATATTAGAATCATTAAGAGAGCCTATTTCGTCATTCCAATAAATTACCTGATCTATTCCTTGTTTATATCCATATAAATAATTTTTAGATACATCATTAGTTATCGTTTTTGGTACTAAATAGTCATATAAACACGTTGATACGTCTATATTAAATGATAACTCTCTTCCTGGATAACAACAAGTACAATCTGTTTTTATAGATTGTACATTTGTGTATACAGTCAATGTAGATGTTAAATTAGTATTTGTTCCGGATACATTTAAATTACCACTTGTACCTATTCCACCATATACAACTAAAGCACCACTAGAATTATTAGTAGAAACAGTTGTATTTTCAATGGTTAATATTCCCGCCAATAACTCATTACCACTTACATCTAAATTTCCACTTACATCAATATTATTTGCATATAACGTATCACTAATGCTAACGGTTTTGCAAGAAATAGATTGTTTTGCAGCGTTAATAATAACACCAGGAGATACACCTGCTGTAATATTTCCAGTCGTGCAAACTAAATTATTTCCTGTAATTGTACCGTTATTGGTTGCTGTAATATCTTTATAACCTGTTATACTACCATACGCTGTTAACAAATCTGTATATATAATTCCAGGATTTGTATCTGAGTCAGATATATTAAGTGAATGTCCATAAAAATTATTTCCAGAGACATCATTTAAAGAAGCATCTTTTGCATATATATTTCCATAAGCTATAATATTTTTTTGCGCAATAAAATAAGTTCCATTTACATTTCCGTTCAATGCTGTTAGATTAAAAGCATTAACATTTCCGTTAACATCTACATCTCCTATTACCTTTATTCCTGAATTAGCATAAATTAGACCATTTGCAGTAATACTACCTACTGTTGTAATGTTTCCGGAATTATCAATATTATTATTACAACTTATATTACCTCCTACATTTATATCTTCTGAAACTCCTATTCCTCCATATACCACTAAAGCACCTGTATCTTTACTAATAGAAGATATAGGTGTATAAAGTGGAATAATGGGAATTGTCAATGGTGCTGGATTAATATCATCTATAGTTGATGTTCCTTCTACTAAAATAAAAGACGGACTAACTGCAGATAAACCAATAGTTAATTGACCAGTAACTCCTAAGTCATTATTTACATTTAAATTATTATATATAAAAGCATTTCCTGAAATATCTATATTTCCACTAACATCAATGTTTTTATAAACAGTTAAACATCCACTAATATCTGTATTGTTAGATACATTTAAATTATTTGCAATAGATAAACTGCCATTAACAGTCATATCACCTTCAAACAATGTTTTATTAAAAGTAGACACGCCAATTACAGTTAAATTTCCTGATATATCTGTATTTCCTGAAACGTCTACGTTTTTAATAACAGTTAAGTTAGACAAAAGGTTAGTATTACCAACTACATGTAAATTGGAACTAATGTCGGCATTTCCATAAATATTAGTACTTCCCTTTACAAGCAAATTAGAACTAATGTCTGTATTTCCATAAAGATTAGTATTTTTAAATACAGTTAAATTATTACTAATATCTGTATTTCCATAGTTATATATATTACCATATACATTTAACGAACCATCTACATTTAAATCTTGTTCCATTGTAACATTTCTAGTAAAATCAGTATCTCCACTAATATTTAATCCTCCAAGATATGAACGTCCATTAACTGTTAAATCATTCTGAATTATTACATTACCATCATTCACATAAATATCGCCTTTATTAATAATTAGATTTTGATCAATATTTACATTTCCAGATATATCTAGATCTCTATATATTATACATCCACCCCATACATTTAATAAAGAATCTTGACTATTTATATCATTAGGATTATATATACTTAAGTAACTTTTAATACTTAATGAACTTCCTATAATTGAATGATTATTATCAATATTTCCAAGAGTTAAGTTTCCATTTATGTCTACATTTCCACTTACATCTACATTTCCACTTATATCTACCTGTCCAGTTACATCTACATTTCCACTTATATCTACCTTTCCAATATTTTTAAAAAATCCATTATTTATTGTACCACCGCTTACATCTAAAATTCCAATAATACAGGTATTTCCAAAAACATCTAATGAATTTCCTGTATTAGAATTACCAGTATAACAATTTATACTTAATGCTTTAGGTACAAACACATTTGTACTTATATCACCTAATACCATTTGATAACTA